CGACGTAGCTGACACGATCATCAACGACGATAAAATTGAGAAGTTCCTCGACAATCGTCGTTATGAGCTCGGCAAGGTTGATCCGAAACTGCTCCCTGCTGGTGCAGCTCTCGTTTGCGTGCTGAACGTTAACGGCAGATACATCAATGTAATCACCTATGATGAGACTTACACTTCAGACAACGGAACGGATACCCCCTTCATTACCTCTAAGTATGCAATTCTGACCGCTCCTAATTGTGGACGCACTCTCTATGGTGCTGTCACTCAGGTTGAGCAGGAAGATGGATTGTTCCATACCAGAGCAGGCCGTCGTGTGCCTAAGTATGTAAGTGACCCTACCGGAAACACCAGGGACATATATTTGGCCAGCCGTCCGTTGCTTGTTCCAAATAACAAAAACGCATGGATCACCTTCCAGGCACTTACCTAATCTGACAGGTGAGAAAGGAGTTCGCATATGTCAGTAATAATTACCGGATTGTTAATCCATAACATGGGCAAAACTTCCGTAGCACTTACCGAAGCTGACGGGCCTCAAACTTTTTCCGAAGAGTATGAGGCTCGTCTTGTATCCGAAGGAGTGGCTAAATATGTGGGGAGAAACCCATCACACAGGGAACCTACGAAGAAAGACGCCGATAAAGGAGTTGCAACAGCCACAGGCGAGGTTAACGGACAAAGCACGAATGATAACCCTCCGGATAATAACACAAGCTCTAACAGTACGGAAAACGCTCAGGAGATTCCTGAGTATAGTACCGACATGAAGGCTGCGGAGCTGCGTGAGATTATGGAGGACTGTAATCTGCAATACAGGGTCGGAATGTCTAAAGCAGATATGGTGGCTGCGCTTGATGCTTATTTCGAGGCCGAGGATGAAGAGGAAGACGATGACGAAGACACCCCTCCCGACCTCGGAGCTGAGGATCCTATCGTATGAGTAGCTTTAAGAATATGGTCGAAGCCGACAACAAAAAGGTGTTTGTCAACGCTTCTGAGTTCGCCGAGCTTCACACCATCATTTATGACGGTGTAACCTATAAAGATATACCCGTCGTGATGTCGGGCATCAAGGAAAAGGACAGGCGGCAACTCGTAGCAGACCATATTCAAGGCTTATATCTTGTTACAACTGTCATACACTGCGCAGCCTCCGACCTTGGCGGTGTAGTCCCTGAAAGGGGCATGAAAATCAAAATCAATGACGGTGACTTTTTCCGAGAATTCTATGTCGCAACTTCGGTAGTTGACCTCGGCATGATCCGTCTTGAGCTGGAGGCGATTGACGAATGAGTCCCGTATATTTTGACGATGTTGGAGATATTAAGCTGGACCGCGTTACAAAGTTACTGGCAGGCATCCCGGACGGAGTATATAGGGCTGTAGGTAGCGCAATAAAACGTGCTGCACAGCATGGCCTATCGGTAGGTATGAAGATAGTTTCCGGAGAATATGCTATCAGCCAGGGCGAGCTTAAAAGGCGGACTAAAAATATCAACACCGTTGTCAAAGATGGTGCGGGATCTTATGAAGTCACCTTTGGCTACCGCGGAAATGTAATACCTCTTATTCGTTTCGATACCCGCATAGACAGAAGCGGCCGAGTGTCCACAAGAGTCTTGAGACGGAATTCCAGACAGATCCTCGAGCGGGCATTTACAGCTCGTGTCGGGACACATACCGGTATCTTTGAGAGAGAAACCAATGAAAGGTTCCCTATCAGAGAGCTGTTTGGACCATCAGCAGTTCAGGCGTTTTACGCACGAGAAGAAACCGTTGACAAAATGGACGAGGAAATCATCAAAACTTACGAAAGACGCATAGACCACGAAATAACCAGAGTCCTTAACGGATGGGGAGGTAAATCATGAATCGGATAATTCTGCTTGAACAGCTCCGCGACTTTACAAAGGCGGCAACCGGAGATATCATATTGCCGGTCAAGGAGCAAAAAGGCGATGCAGGAAAAGCAAGCCGGGCGGCTGATATCCATTTGATGCGCCTCCCGGACAGTAGAGCGGCGCAGAAAAAAGCGCCATACATCATCCACCAATTGATCACCGGCAAGGACATTCAGCCTCAGGGTGAGAATGTAACTGGGTCGGCGGTCGTGCGTTCCATCTTCTGTGTCTACAATGACAACGAAGAAGAGGGATCGCTTATGTTAGTAAATCTCATGGAGCGGCTGCGTATCCATCTGCTAAGGCAGGTGGTCATCGGAGATCAGTTTCAGCTTGACCTTGAGGTCGGGCTTGAAAGCATGATATATCCCGAAGACACCGCTCCCTATTATGCCGGGGAAATGATAAGCACGTGGATACTCCCGGCAATTCAGAGGGAGGTAAGAACACCATGGCTGTAAAGAAATCAACAGCAAAAAAAGCTGTAGATGTTGTTGAAGCAAAGAATGCCGAGACAAAAAGCCAGGCAGAGGAAACTCCTGCCGTTAAAAAAACCTCCGTTGAAGAGCCTGAAAGGTTCTGTGTATATATCGGGCCGAGTATTCGCGGAGTGATTCAGTCCGGTACAATCTATGGCAAATCGCTGAAAAATACAAAAGCCTTTTTAGCCACTGCCATTGAGAAGTACCCGCTGATCGGGAAGCTAATCTCCACCGACAAAACCATAGCGGAGGATCGTATCAAAGTAAAAACTGCCGGCAATCTGCTGAACGTGTACTACACGAAGCTTGCTTCCGGCAAATCTAATTAAGGAGGAAATGTGAATGGCTAATCATGGCGTTTATGTCTCCGAGCAAGCTACCAGCGTTGGCACTCCCAATGTTGCAAAATCCGGTATTCCTTTCTTCATCGGAACAGCACCGATTCAAGCTGCAGAGTCACCGGCGACTGTCGGCGTACCTGTGCTTGCAACGAGCTTTGAGGAAGCAAAGGCAAAACTGGGCTACTCAGGAGCATGGAACAATTACACCCTATGTGAGGCAATGTACTCACACTTCAAACTCTTTGGCTGCCAGCCTGCCATATTTGTGAACCTGCTTGCAATCACCATGAAAGAAGCAGTCGCTGCAGCTGATAAGGACGTTGTTAATCACAAGATCGCTCTTCCGATTGAGGCGATTAACGATGCTAACCTGGTTGTCAAACCGGCTGGAGGAACTGGCTCAGCCTACGAAAAGGACACCGATTATTCGGTATTCTATGATGGCGAATATTGCTACATCGAGCTTCTGCCTGATGGCGGCGCTTATGCTGCAACGAGCCTGAATGTTGCCTATAACAAGGTAAAGCCATCAACTGTTGATGCTACTGCTGTTGCAACAGGCATGGAAGCGATTGAGCAATGCATGTCTACCCTTGGCGTCGTTCCTGATATCATATGTGCACCTGGCTTCTCTGACGACACCTCAGTTGCTGCAGTAATGGCAACAAAGGCCGCAGGAATCAACGGCATGTTCCAGGCTAAGGCCCTTGTCGATATCAGCACGGCTGCAGACGGCGGAGCTGATGTTTACAGTGAGGTCCTGGCACTCAAAGCAACAAAGAATCTCACTGATGCAAACCAGGTCGTTTGCTGGCCGTTACTGAAGCTTGGCTCCGATGTATATCATATGTCTACTCAGCTTGCTGGTCTGATGGCGCAGGTCGACACCAACAATGACGGCTGCCCGTATGAAAGCCCATCCAATAAGGCGTTCAAAGCAGACGCGATGGTTGATGTTGCAGGTAAGGAAATCAATCTCACTTTGGCACAAGCAAACATCCTGAATGCCGGCGGCGTTGTGACCGCACTAAACTTTATGGGTGGCTTGAACTGCTGGGGTAATTACACAGCGTGCTATCCTGTCAACACTGATGTAAAAGATTATTATATCCCTGTATCCAGAATGTTTGACTGGGTTGGCAATACCCTAATCAACACTTTCTGGAGCAAGCTCGACAAGCCGATGAACCGCAGACTGGTTGACACTGTAATCGACACTTGCAACATCTGGCTGAATGGCTTGGTAGGATCCGGTTATCTACTCGGCGCTCGTGCTGAGTTTAAGGAAAGCGAGAACCCGCTTACCAATCTGATGGCCGGCATCATTAAGGTTCACATCTATATGACCCCTCCCAGCCCGGCGCAAGAGATTGGCTTTATACTTGAGTATGATGCCAACTATGTAACGTCGGCGCTGCAGGGCTAAAGAAGGAGGAATAACAGATGCCGAAATTCGACGAAAGCGTTATCAACTTCGCGGTATATGAGGACAGCATTGAGTACGTCGGGATGGCGAGCGCCTCTCTTCCTGATCTCACATCCCTTACTCAGTCCATATCCGGCGCCGGTATTGCCGGCAATGTTGAAGCCGTTATACTTGGCCACTTCGATGCCATGACACTCGGGCTTAACTTCAGGACCACAACTGCACAGTCAATCAAACTGTCAGAGCCAAGACGCCATACCATTGATTTGCGCGTGGCTCAGCAGACCGAGGACACCGTGGCCGGAGCTGTGGCAGTCCAGTCCGTCAAACATATTCTTGTGGTAATCCCCAAGAATAATATTGGCGGCTCTATTGCCCCTGCAGCTCCGACAAACGGATCTGGTGAGTATGCAGTTCGCTACTGGGCAACATACATCGACGGCGTGAAGGTGCGCGAGATCGACCCGCTCAACTTCATATGCTATGTCAATGGTGTTGACTACCTGGCAGACGTTAAACGTGTACTCGGAAAATAATCATATAGCCCGGAGCGGATAAAACCGTTCCGGGTTTATTTCTGTATTATGAAAGGGGATTTATCATGGATAAGAATAAAGCCAACGTCATCATCGACGCTGATGAGTTCGCAGTAGCTGAAAAGGAAGCTGAACAGAGCTCCTATACCTATGTGCATAAATTTCGCAAGCCGTATGAGTACGAGGGAAAGACTTATGAGGAGTTAACCTTCGACTGGGGCAGTCTCACCGGCCGAGATGGATTGGCCATTGAGAACGAATTGCAACAGATTGGAAAAGCGGTTATTGTACCCACCTTCTCTGGAGAATACCTTATCCGCTTAGCATCCAGGGCTTGTACGGTTCCTATTGGTGCGGATGCATTTGAAAACATGCCTATATCTGACTTCAACAAGATTAGGAGTGCAGCCCGCTCTTTTTTATTGAAATCGGAGTTGTAATCGGTGACGGTGGGAAATGGCTCCGACGTCAATGCCTTATCTTGGCTAAGGAAAACAATACCCCCGTTCCATTCTGGTTATCCTGCACCTATCCGGATTTAATAGCCTGGATAAGAACGAGTAACCAGCTAATATCAGAATCTAAAAAGAATTAACCGAAAGGAGGGCCAGTATGGCAAGCAGAAAAGAATATGAAATGCTGTTTCAGCTGAACGCTCAGCTGGGCGGCAGCTATAACAGCACCTTCAAGACTGCGCAAGGCGCGATCGCTTCCATGCAGAAAGAAATCGCGGCCCTCAGCAAGACACAATCTGACATTACTGCATATGA